GACTCTTGTATATATAAACCCCGCTGACTGTATTTATTTACGGAGCGGGTTATTTAGGTAGACACGTTGTGCTTATTGGTCGGAAACGTAATGACAGCTCGGAAAGACGAGTAAATTTGACAAGATGGCGGAATTGGTAGACGCTGGCCTTAGGAGTATTAGATAGGTGAAAGACCTATGGGGAAGATGGGTTGAAAAGTAATCACACACCGGGCCTAAGGTTTCCATCATGCAGGTTCGAGTCCTGCTCTTGTCACAAATAAAATATGTCTAGAGGGTAACGGTTGGTGATTCACCGTGAGAGTATAGGAGCAAAGTTGGAATAAACCGTATGGGGCTTGGCCAACACTTTTTTGATTTGTGCCTGTTTATCGAAAGATATAGAATCACACAGGTATACAAAGAAACTAAGGAAGCCGCGCGTTATTAAGGCAGTTTGTTTGGGTTGTCTGGGTTAGTCTGTGGTGGGCTAACCCTTTTTTATCACCTAGTCAACACAAATCCGTCCTTATCCCTAACAGGCCTATGCGCTACTACACATCTGCAGTTGATCACATCCCCAGCCCTACCAGCCGGATCACACGGGTTATCCAAATAATCTACTATCCCTGTCTTAGAAACTACTCTAAACTTTTCACCCATCGGGACAGTAACCCCATCCATATGTAAGTGGTCATACTCATTCTTAGGAATCCTCCGTGTACGTGGGTCTTTCGAACTAATCCACACTTTCTCAAGTATAATACCCGAATTATCAGCAGCGACGGTGGCAGCATGATTTGTAGCGGCACCTACTTCTGTCCTGGCGATCCTTAAAGCCTGATACCGGGTAAACGATGGCTCATTAATCTTTTGTCTTAGGTAGCGTTGCATTTCAAGTACAGACAATCCCTGTTCAGCAGCAACCTCAACTAATCGGCCTATACGTTTAGCAATGGTCTCAGATACGCTTACAATCCTGTATCCAACATTATCCCTTATCCAGTCAATAACATTGCCCTGAAAGAATGAACTAAACAGATCGTTATTGAATCGCTTAACATCCCTGTTAATGCCAAATCCAACAAGTCTGCCGTGAGTTAACCCAATCGTTGTGTAAACGTCAATGTAAGCCCGTGTAATCGGATCTTTCATGATGTTCAACGGTATGACTATCTTGTAATTCTCATAGGTAACGCTATCTGGGTTTAATGAGGTGAAAGATTCTTTAATAGCCGAGTTAAATACCCGATACGCTTTGATCTCGTATTTCTTTTGCCATTTTAGCCACTGGATTCTGAATTGATCTGGAGTCATACCGCTAATGTAACATTATTGTTGGAATTATTGAAATGCTGAGGGGAATGGGTAAGTTTGGATTCACTTAAAAATAACGAAAAAAATGAAAAAATTAAAAGTGCTTATTGCTTGCGAAGAAAGCCAGGCGGTAACAAAGGAATTCAGGAGACTAGGGCATGATGCATATAGTTGTGATCTTTTGCCATGCTCTGGTGGTCATCCTGAATGGCATTTACAACAAGATGTTACTAATTTATTAAAACAGAATTGGGATTTAATCATCTCGTTCCCTACTTGTACTTTTCTTACGGTAACAGGTAACAGGTGGTTTAACGTAGACAGGTATGGGGAGAAAGCGCTAAAAAGAATTGAAGACAGGAAAGAAGCTATTAATTTTTTTATGCTTTTTGCTAATGCTGATTGTGATCATATTGTTATTGAAAATCCTGTCGGTATAATGTCCAGCGAATGGCGTAAGCCAAATCAAATAATAAATCCATATCAGTTTGGCGACCCTTTTGAAAAGAAGACTTGTCTATGGATTAAAGGCCTACCTAACTTAACACCAACAGATGTTGTTGAACCGCCAGCAAGAAAACAATTTGACAGCGGTAAATCAATGCCTGAATGGTATGCTGAATTGTGGAGCTTACCGAAAGAAGAAAGGTCAACAGCTAGAAGTAAGACATTTCCTGGTATAGCTAAAGCTATGGCAGAACAATGGTCTGAATATCTTTGCCGTTAAGTTTGTCGTTATTCTTAACGGCTAGAGCCTATCCACATCGGGTAGGCTTTTCTATTCCAAATTAAACCCCCTAGCAATCTCCTCATCATTCACCGCAATATCTTCAATCGGTATAGTCCCGGATTGAACGGTGTACTGCAACATTTCCGCCATCTTAGTCTCTGAGTACTTCAATGCTACACGAACTTCATCCCTATTTAATACGCCTTCTTTCAAGCAAGATAATAACCAATCAGTAAGCGTTTTCATGTCCGCTTGCATTTCTGGTAGCTCAGATACGTCGAATTTAACACGCAACTTAGGATCAAAAAGAGGATAGAAGTGGCTGTTTAGCCCTTCCTCATATATCCGCAAATCTGGTGCAATACGGTTAGATATCGACATCTTCCATGCGTAATCCAAATTATCATACTTAGCGCCATCATCGTTATTCAATAGCTTATCCGACCATCCTAATACGTTGCAAATAGATTTTTGAGCGTTCTTTAGGAATGCGAACGGTTGCAGGTCTGCAGTATCTACACTTAGCTTGGTAAACCCTAACGGAGCTGAGGCTCCACCAATACGGCCCAAGAAACCCTCATCGGCTTGCATTTGGATAAGGCGGTCTTTCAGATCATTAGCCTGATCTGGAGTTAACGGCGTCTGCCCATCCTTAGCATGAATAAAACCGTAAGTACCGCCGCTGTTCATGGTTTTTAGGTTGGTGTCCCTGGTAACATTCTGCACCTGTATATCCCTAAGTGACGCGGCTAATGGTGATCTCCCGTATAAATGCGATCCCTGGCTATCATAATTCGGATTTGGGAACTTAGAATGGATCACATCATCCGCTTTAAACTCAATCCATACGTTGCCAATTACCAGCGCATAGTAGTCAATCGGGTTCTCTGTACTCGTTAAAGCAGCATCTTCTTTCAATACGATCTTAACCAAATGAGAAGGCAAAAGGAAACGCATTAGTGGTTTACCTTTATTTGGCCCGTCTGATGGCTTTAATATCCATTGGTACGCATTACCCGTCAAAAGCATGAAAGTCTCCCACAGCTCCTTATATTCGGCTTCTGATTGATAATAGTTAGGCTTAGGCAATGGGTTAACCGTTTCAGTATCTCCAGTATTAAATAAAGCAGGTACGCTAGCGAATTTACGGCTGATCTGGCTAACTATAGCATACACATCAGCATTCTCGTTATACCCCTTCTGTACATACGTTTGTGCCTCGTAATCGTACTTAGTTATCCCGCCCCCGGTAAATGCAAAAAAGGCCTCGTTAAACATATTAGTCAACGCGCCCTCAGTGGTTCGGTTAACTATAAAAGGATTCCTTATGCTTAATGTAAATGCCATATGTAACGAATTTATTACGAATGTAGTGTTTTGTTGTTAAAAAGTGAAAAAGTTATGCTTAACCTCAAACTCAAACCAGCACCGCATCATTAGCATATCCGAGTAATCCGGTGAACGGCCCAGTAATTCTTTTACCTTGTCTTTAGGAATGATCTGCTTCTTAGCGTCCTTATCCATGTTGTGTTGTTTAACCTGTTCGAGTTCCTGTATAATCACATCCCTATACGTCTCGTTTCTTATCCAAATCAGGTTGCTATTGACCAACTCAGCCAACTTAAAATAGCATTGAGATTTTAAGTGGTTGTAGTTCTCTGGTTCCTTAGTTTCTGGATTAGGTAAAGGCGATGAGTTATTCACAAACCCTGAACATCCTAAAATATCAACTACACCACCACCCACACCATCATCATCTACAATCACATTTGATAGTGGTACCGAATAGGTTTTACACAATGAATTTATCTTTTCAGCCGCTTCGGTTATCTTGTTCTTTTCAATCGTTATGATATGCTCTAATATAAACCCATTCCAAACGCCTATTACCGTCTGATCAGATCCGAAACGCGCTATATCAGCAGATATGTATTTTTCTCCTGTAGCAACAAATGTGTTAGTGAAAATGTCCTGTATTTTATTGAATGACATTAAAGCTGCTGGGTCATCGTCGTATTCGAAGTTTCCCATTATAAGCCGCTCAATCGTAACCTTGCTACCTGTTGCTAATATTCTTTCAATATAAGCTGGGACCTCTGGAGATGGGTTGTCAGAAGGTAGCGCCGGAATAAATACAATCCCTTTTTTTTGCTTATTATCTATGTATGGTTTGTAATAACGATTATAAACGTGGTTTTTAGCAGGGTTAAACGTTTCTAACATCTTAGCTGTCAAACCATACTTGTCGTTTAACCTACGGCCTAATCTAGTGCTTAAAACCTCTATTGCTTTATAGTCGGTCTCTGCTGATTCATCAACCGCTGCCCCAGTAAGCTCTAACCCTCCAAACCTAGTGAATAATGGATCGCTTGGCTGAAACATCGTGTCAATAAGGAATATAACGGATGTATTAAAAAATGTTATTGTATTGTTTTGTTGATTATATTTAAAATGTTTCTCGTTCTCAATACCACATTCAGCGAAAACCTTAAATAATGATATCAGAGTGGTTTTTTTAAGTACCGTTAATTGCTTTCTACCTAAACCCCACCCTGTACCTGGGTAAGCTATTGACATTGATGTCAGCCAATAACAAAGAAGATAAGACTTACCTGAGAATGCCGCACCTCCATAGCCAATATAATTAGTGGTGTCGTCAGATAAATACTCCCATGCTTGATACTGCTTTACAGAAGGGCTAAAGTTGATTGAAATC